GTCATCGATCACTTGATAGTCAAACTTTCAGTTAGTTTCTTTCAAGATCCGTGTACGTGCCGTAATACACTACACGTCCTGCTCGATCGCAGGCATCCACTGTGCTATCAAACTTATAAACCATACGGTATTGGCCGTTTCTCAGGCTCTAACTCGCTGGGTAGTTTCTTAGCTCGGACCTTCATGATTGCGTCATGACGGTGGATGGCCACTACGTGGCATATTCCCGCCCTCTAGACAGAAGCGCAATGCTGTTCTGTACTGTCGCTCCTCAATAGCGAGGTCAGTCTCTAGAGATTCAATAATAATTGCTCCACGAAGGGTGGAGGCGGGGGACTCATTCCATCGTCTAGAACGAAGACGTGGGGATCGCACAAGCGACCACAGAGAGTGAGGTAATAGTCGTCGCAGTCAGGGTGACCTGAACTGTACCGGTCGACGCCGTCGCTGTCACAGTGACGTGGGCACCAGCGCTCGTCTGAGCAGCGTTGATGTCGGAGGAATTTGCTACATTGGACTTCAAGGTCATTCCTGTAAACGTAGACAAATTGCAAACCGTAATGACGGTTCCCACGGCTCCATAAGCTATGGAGTACTCGCTACCGATCTGCATCCCGGAGATGGTCAGAACGTTCGAGGCCGGATTACCACTAAGCTGGATTCCGGATGACAGGGACACAGGAACGGCGCCAAAAGGGGTCGCCGCCGCGATAGAACCACCGCCAGCTGCTAGTGTCGCAGACTGCGTGATCGCGCCAAGAGGTGGGAGTTGCGGAGTGAAGAACTCAACGTCATACTCTACCCACAGCTTTCCCCAAGAGACAGCTGTGCCATCGACTGCAGCCACGAAGAGCTTGCCTACATCGAAGGTCTTGATGTCCTGATTAGCGGCCAAGGGGCCGGTTCGGACGAAGTGCTTAGGACCGATGGAGTCCATGGAGGAAGGGCGGAGGGAACATTGGATATCCTTCCATGGTGCGTCCTCAGATACGTCCTCATAAGCCGAGGCAATCTGCTCTGAAGCCGGAGCGCTATCAGCAGCATCGTAATCTGGGATCATCAACAGGGACCCGGGGATGTTAGTCCCGGTGCGCGTGAAATAACAAAAGCGCAGCTTGTTGAACCTATAGGACTCCCAGCCTTGGGCCTGGGAGGACAGCCACGGGAAAGACGTTGGCAGTCCAGGATTCAATTCAAGGGTCTGCTGCACTGTAAAGTTTGCAGCTCCTGTGATGTTCGCAAGAAACTCCCGGTGCACAATCCGAGACGAATCGCGAGAAGCACGAATCAGGGGCGAGGAGCCGCCCTGACCAGTCGCAATAGCCACAGGCGCTACTGTCGTCTTCCTAGAGCCGGGCGCTGGAGCATCCAGTCGCCGTTGGGCCCGCGAGGGTGGCTGAGCCACCATACCGAGTGCACGCATCTCAGATCGGAGATATTGCTGTGCCACTCTCTGACGCCGAACGGGGTTCGCATTCGGCTTAGGGCGAGGTTTCGCCGGGATCGTCTTTCTGACGATGACTTGAGTCTGACTCTTCATTGTTGGGTGATTGATCGTGTATTGGATCCGGCCGATCGGGACCGGACTGTTCATCCAGTATAACGCAATTGCGCCTGTCCGTGCAGTCTCTCGGCATTTAAGGCCGATCATGAAGCAGTAGGTTTGTCTTCGGTTTTACACATAGGCACGCCATATAGGACTTACAGGAGTGACTTAACCGTCGATACTTCCACACTCTTACGAACGGGACAACTTAGCACGTAATTCTTTACCCACTCACCTCAAAGGGAGGTCGGGAACGTTTTGGACAGTTTACAATACTGGACCCAAACAAGGAGGCACAGTCCCACGGGCGCCAAGAGCTTTCCGATGTTGACTATAAACCACCTCGACCTTTTAACGTCTTGTCGAGGACCTGTCACCGCAATGAAGAGTAAACGCGGGACACACTTGCTGACCCTACCACTGCTGAACGCAGTGATAGGCCTCATCCGGGAGGAACCGGTCAGCCACACTCTCGAACTCGTACTTACGATTACACCACTGAATACCCTGAGGTACGTAGTGTAGTACGCCGTTCACCAACGCCCGCCGAGGGACCTTAACGGCCTTACCAACTGATATAGAACTCACGTTGGTCTCGGTAGCCGGCTTCACGAAAGGACAAGGGACGTCCTCCGGAGCATCGGCAAGATCATAACCACAGCTAGGACGCTGTGTAGTTACGGGCAAATCGATCCGTCGCAGAAAAGAACCTGCGAGCCACTTCTGTGTATCTGTGACTTTAAATTTCCAGTCACATGGGGGGACGACACCCATTCCACCGACAGAACAAGGTAGGAAGATATTCCGAGTCACTAATGACAAGTGGCCACGTCGCTTAACAGCGATCGTGCATTCGCGTTGTAACGCCTTAGGATCGTGGTACTCAAAAAACTGAGTGAGAAGTTGGCCTTGTCTCCCAGGGAGAGAGCCACCCAGCAGGATGTTAAGGTTGCACACTAGACCTCTGGAGGGATCCGCTTTCATATGAGCTTGAGCAAAACGCTCGCGGAGAGTGCTATCATCAGCCACTCGACAGTACAGATCAGTTTCTGTCTCCTTAGACTCCGAACCACCTTGAACCTTGTGCTCGCCATAGAAAAGACCGGCGTTCAGATATGGAATCTGATAGGGGGTATTAGTCTTCCCCTGCACATACTTGGCAGACAAATCCATCTGTACCGAAGTAGAGTTCACATTAGCGTAAGCTCGGTGGTGGTAGGCCTTGCCTACGCTCATCTTGAGCCCCACCTTCCCGCTCACTCGCGCGTGCTCCTCCCAGAGGTAGCGTGGCGCGGCGTAGAGCATATCGTCTCCATTGATTAGGACATGTTTGAGACGCTCCTCGTCGGACCAGTCACGTTGAAACGGCCGGGACACCTTGAGATAGACTCCAAGGTTCGCAAGACAGAGGATCGGGAAAGATAGGATAGAGCCCATGAGCTGGCCATTCCGCATAATGCCGCGAAAGACTTTCGTCATCTTCAACCCTTCCTTCTCAGGATAAAAAAGGTTGTGCGGTCCAAGGACACGCATCGCGAGGTTGTACTCCTCCTTAGGGAGGTTACCGATAAGGTACCGGAAAATTGAACCGGAGTACTTCCATGAGAGGCCATCAGTTGCTGCAGAGTAATCTACGGAGAACCACTCGTAGTCACTCTGGGCCTTCTCAGCACAATCGAGGACATCACAAGGTGAAAAGGGCCTTCCGATAAGACGGAAACAGGGCCTGTGCCTCATTGCGGTGTGCAGAGCCTTCTGCAAAGGAGCCATCGTGTAATAGGGAAGAGCTTCTCCCTTACTTATCACCCGGACCTTCATAGGTTCCAGAACTGCCTGGATCGTACAGTTGATAGGTCGGCCCCATACATCCCATTGGGATTTAAGGTCACGTAGCTTGGTCCACTGTGTCGTGGGCACGTACCTGATCTCCTTCAAGACACCAAAAAGGGTCGTCTTGCCACATGATCGTGGAAGGTACACCATTCGGTACAGTTCCGAGCCATAGAACGCCGGATCCTGCATACCGACCGAATAGAGCAGCTCCTCAAGCTGCCCGCCAGCACCACGTGTCTGCTCAAAACAAGCGGATGTGCTCGGGCTTCGGGACTCGAATGCTTTACCATCTCTAAGCAATTCGGTCATATCCTTTCGAACCGAGGTTAAGAGCCTCTGGAAGGTCTCATCTGCGAAGATCTCGCGGATAGTCTCGTCATCCCCAGAATCAGGGGTCGAAAGGGCGGTGTAATGGTCTTCATAAGTCTTCTTCACGATAGACTCTGACGCTGGTAACGCACAGCGCTTGGCCTGAAGCCAAGAATACCAAAGATGGGTGTTCTTACGGGAGAACACAGTGAGACGTTGGCGAAGCCACGCTCGCAAGTGTCCGGTCGGCTTGAAGACAGCCGCCGGGGGGGTAGGAGGTTCGTTTCTCAGATACTTTGAGAGAGGGTAGGCGAGGGTGTGCTTAGCGCACTTCAGCCAAACCGTTTCGTCACAAGAGGTATCGAGATATCCGTGAAGCTGCTCAGAGAGAGCGCTACGGATGGCCTTGGGGGCACCGTGATGTGCCAGAACAAGATCCAAGCCACGAACCAACGCGTTTGTCCGTTCAGGGATGGGTACAGGAGCTTCCTCATCCATTTCGACCGTGTCGAGGTTTCGACGCGCGGACACGCATCGACGACCCTGCTCCCGCTGGAGCACGTCGTTGAATTGAGTTGTTGACCTGAGGGTTGACAACATTATCGAGAGATTTTGATCTCAATTCGGAGTGTTTTCGCTACCTTATCGTAGCG